ATTCGGCACCATCGGCAACAAATACTGTATCATAAGTATCAACTGCTTCAGAAGAAATAACAAATTCTGCTTCACGATTTTCAATCATTGCAGGAGTTAATTCTCTAATTTCTAAAACTACATCACGTGTAATTATTTTATTTTGTTCCATCACCAGTAGGTTTAAGATTATTATTTAATTGTGTTTCTGTAAAAGTATTTACAGGCGTTAAGTGTTCATTTAAGAATTGACTTCCTGGATTCATATCTTCTAATGAACGTACTTCATTTCTTGAATAAATACCAGATTGCACCATTTTAGAATAAAATTCACCTTTAGCAGCTATATCAGCACGAAGCAATACATTAAGGTTTCCTTTAATGTAGTAACCAGTGTTTTTTTCTTTAGTAGTGAATAATTTTTTAGAATATTCCTGTTCTAAGTTTGTTATGTATGGATGAATAGTTCCAACAGCATAGTCAAGCGTTTGTTGCTCAATGTTGTTATCTGTTGAATTACCCATTGATTTAATTTTATGCAAAGGCATATTAAACCAACGCGCAATATCTTCTATAGAGAAACGGCTCATTTCTACAATTTGCGCTTCTTGTGGTGTTATATTGATTGGTTTAAATTTGAATCCATCATCTAAAACTGCAATTCTATCTGCTGATTTTTCAGCCATTGCATTACGCCATCCTTGAATGATTGCTGCTTTGCCGTTAGGAACTTGTTTATCAGTTTCAATTACACCATTTCTAACACCTTTGTTTTCGAAATTGGTTCCAGAAAAGTTTTGTATTTCTACAGCAATATTCAACTGCTGTGCTGCATAAGTAATTGGTGAAATTCCTATAATACCATTGTGAGTAAACATTTTAAGATGAATAACTTCAGATGATAAAAAAGGATTTGCGTAACCTTTAACGTAGTACAATAAATCACCATCTTTTTTACGAATATCGGTTACATCATCCCAGTTTACGAATTCGAATTCTGTAGGTAAACCAGCATTTGATGATTTGATGATTTGCAAAGAATTCCCACGAAGTAAAAGCGATATAATCACCATTTTACGTTCTACAAAAGAAGTCATGTAGAAGTTAGGTTCTTTAGAAATTAGAAAATCTACAGGATGTGAAGCCATACGCAAACGACTTTCACCTTCTTTTTGGTAAACTCCAAAAGGAATTTTGGCCACATCACTAGAAATTTGATTTACAGCATCATAAACCGCACTTAATTTTAGTGATGGTTTAAAGTTGGAAGTAGAAATTTTACCCTGTGCTGTTGCTCCACCGAAAAAGGAAAATACCTCGTTAAACAACGAAGTACTGGTTGCTGCACTTCTTTTTTGTGTAGCATTAGACATTTCAGAAAAAGCACCTTCTAGCAATGACATAGTTTTTTAAATTTCTATGTAAAAGTAGATGGTGCTTTTTTAAATGTTTGTAAAGAAAGTTGACAAAGTTTTTAACCTATTGATTAAAAAATTGATTAACAATTTTAATTGAAGTTTTATGTAAACTTAAAAAATGTAACTTTTTCTTATAAGATAATTTTTCATCTTTATTAATAATTTTATTAAAAACACTTTCATAAAAAGATAACGCATCAATTAATTCAGAATCTGATTTCATCATATCAATAACGTTATTACATTGATTTGTAAAATTATCTTTATCTTTTAGAAATTTATCAATTTCTTGATCAATTAAAATTTTAATTTTATCTTCCATTTTATTTTAAATATTTAAGTTATTTTTTACAAATTCATCAACTCGTTGTTGACATTCTGATTCACCTAAAAAATCAGAAAACCAAACCATTTTTTTTGTTGAAGTTTCAATTACTGCTATTTCCATAATCAATCCTTGATCACTTCCTGATTTTAATTGATTAATAGCTTCATCAATTGTTTCATTTTCAAAAAAATCTATAGCTCCAAATCTAGAATATAAAGAAACAAATACTTCATTTATAGTTTTATTATTATGTTCAGTTGTCATTTTGTTTTGGTTTTAGTTCATATTTAAAAGCGAAATATCCAATTGCAATTTCGATAAGGATAAATAAAATTACTAATCCGGTGCGAAAGTAGTTTTTTGCAATAAATTCCCAATCTAATAAAATTGATGTTGCTAATGCTATAGCGAAGGTAAAGATAATGATTAATAGTTTTTTCATTTTGTTTTGGTTTTTTTATAGTTTGCACTTATTACTTGTCTGAATGTATCGTAGTTAGAATATCGGTATTTTTTAAATAACTCGAAATAGGTTTCGTTTGCCGATTCGAATGCTTCACGCCTGTTAGGTTTTTTTGAAATTAATTTGAAGTAATATTCAAAGAATCCAGATGTTGAAGCTAATTGCTGCATCAATTCGATTTTTTTTTCTAATGCTATGATTTCTAATCGTAGCACGTTTTCTTCAGGTGAAATTTTGTTTAGCATTCGAAGATGTTGTTTGGATTATTATAATAAGATTCGTTTGTTTCTTCTGGTTCTGATAAATGACCAGCTAAGGCATTTACTAAAGCTGCAATTCCATCAATACGTTTTTTGTGTTTGTGACTTTCTTTTTTAGAAATCATTATATTTCCTTTAGAATCTTCTATTGGAACACAAGCCGCCAACATCCATTCCATTGCTGGATTTCCATCGTGTTTTATTTTTCCATCGTAGATTAATTTTTCTAACATTTTTGTTGGATGATTTAATCTTGACATTATTTGTGAAAGTTCAGAAACATTGATTCCTTCATCCATCATATTGGAAACTAAAGAAGATGCGTTCCATGGATCGGTTTCTATTCGCTGGATATTATAACGCTGATAATTTTCTTTTATTTTTGTAAGAATAAAATTATAGTCAACTCTATTTCCTGGTGTTGCAATCATGTAGCCGGCATCAATCCAATATCGGTATGGAACACCATCGTTTTTACTTCTACGGTCCACGTTTTCTTCTGGACAAAATAGAAATGGCTTTACATATTGAATTCCTTCTTCATCTGGTTCGGATAAAATTACAAATGCTGTAATATCGGCAATGGAAGATAAATCTAGACCAGCATACGAACCAAACTTTTCAAATTTTTCTAATGGAAGGTTTTCAACTTTGTTTTGTTTCCATATTTCTGTTGGAATCCAGATTGATTCACCATCCACCCACATGTTTAAGTGTTTTGTCTTAAAATTTGGAATTTTGGAAGGTTGATTCATGGCTTTTATGAATTCGATTCGAATGTTTTCAATATCTAATCCTTTTCCTAGTAAAGGATTAGCTTTGTACCAATTCTTTTCATCTTGCCAATCATCACCAGGATCTATATCATGAATCATTATCCAAAGGTGATTATCTACATTTCTACCTTCTAACACTTCAATTACTGAATCTTCATAGTATTTACACACTGAAGAAGTGTTGGTTCCAGCTGTTGTAATATGCCAAGTTAATGGCTGGCTTCTTTGTACAGATGATGATTCTAGATTTTCTTTTACACCATCATCTTTGTGCGCATGGTATTCATCGATAATTGCTAGATGTGAGTTAATTCCATCTTGTGTAGTAGAATCACCACCCAAAGGCATCATAGTTGAAGCTGTAGGCTTGAATTTAATTGTTTTTTGCAATACTTCAAACCCCAATTGCTTTAATAATGGATTTGCTGCAGGTGATTGTATAAATTGCGCCGCTTGCTTCCAACAGATGCGCGCTTGATCTTCTTTTGTTGCACCAACATACACTTCGGCTTCCATTTCGAAATCTACAGACATGCAATATAATGCTAGTCCAGCCATTTCTGCAGATTTGCCGTTTTTCTTTGCACGTTTATCATAAACAGTTCTAATTCTACGCAAACCTTCGGTGTTTTTCCATCCAAAAACATTGTACATGGTAAATTGTTGAAATGGTTCCAATACTAAAGGCGTTCTTTGTAGTTTTCCTTTGGTATGGTTTATAAATTGTGGAAAAAAGTCAACTGCAAACATTCCTGCTTCATGGTCCAAAACAAAACCATCATTTTCAGCAGTTTCTATCCAAGAGAAAAAACGTTCTACAGCTTGCTTGATGCGATTTCCAACAGGTAATTTACCAGATTTTACATCAAGCGCGTACTGGAACGGAACAGAAGAAAGCATTTGTTTTGTTGGTTGCATAGATTATTTTTTAAAAACTTTAAAATCCCAATTTTTTTTACTGTTGTAATTTCTAATTTTCATAATTTTTATTTTTAAATCGGCAAAGCCATATTTTGTAAAGTTGCAGTTGATACATGTGTATAAATTTCTGTCGTTTTACTCGATGCGTGCCCTAAATGTTTTTGTATAATTCTTAAATCAGTTCCTGCTTCTAATAATGCTGTAGCGTTTGAATGCCTTAGCAAGTGAAAATGATATTCTTTTCCTAAATACTGCTTCACTATCTGGTTGCAGCTTCTTTCTGAATATCTTAAATCAAATTGACCATTAAAAACATATTCTTTTGGCCAGTACGCTTTATGATAGGTTCTAAGTATTTCTAAGACCTTTGGTGATAAAGCTACAATCCTATCTTTTTTCCCTTTAGATTGTCTAATAGTGATGATCATTCTTTTGGAATCAATATCACTTTGCTTTAAATTACAAACTTCACTAACTCGCATTCCAGTTGAATAAGCTAAAGCCAAAATTGCTTTGTGTTTTTTATTCTCAATTTTTTCAATCTTATCCAGAAGAAATTGCTTTTCAATAATTTGTGGCAATTTTTTTTCACTTCTAGGATATTCAATATGTTTGAATTTTAATGGTTGCTTACCAGTTAACTTATAAAATAGTTTAACTGCTGAAATTCTGTGTTTTCTTCCGTTTATTGAAGTAGCCAGAAGCAACCATTCTTTTATTTGTTTTTCTGATATTTCAGATGGCTTTGTTGCAACATCATTAAAGTATTTTAAGAAAGCTGCAACTTGTGATTTGTAATTTTCAATTGTATTCGAAGAATAGTTTTTTAACTTCAAATCTTCGGAATACATTTCGACGTATCTTCCGATGTTCATGGCGTAAAGTGTTTATTTTATTGGCGTTTATAGATGGTGTTTACATATAGGAGTTATCTTCAATTGCTATAATCATCTTGCAAAAGACATTTATCACAATAAGAAATATCAATTCCTGATGTTGGACATTGACAGTAAATGCACTTTTTTACAATAATTTTTTCATCAATTAATTTTTCTCTAAATTGTTCTTTGGTTAATTTTTGTTCTTTTGATTCTTTCCATATTTGGTGAGCGGATTTTTTCATAATAAATTTATTTTAAACAAAATTTGCTACATTTTTAGTGATTATGTAGTGTGATTTACAAGGAAAATTATAATTACCTACACTTGGAGTGAATGAAACTTTACCATTATTTTCTTTAATCAAATTCCAACCATCGCCATACAAAGGCATTACTGTTTTTTCGCCACAACCACATAAGCAATTATGAATAGCACATTTATATTCTTCAGATATATAAACTTTATTTTCTTCCAATACTTCAGGAATAAACTCTACATAAACAGGTTGTATTTCTACCTTTTTTATTGTTTTCACAGGCTATTTAGTTTTAAAACCCGCAACTGAAAGATAACAGCGTGTATAAAAAATGGCTACTATCGGCAGTTTTGGATTGGTTGTTTTTTAATTTATAATTTGTTAATTTTTGTTGTGTTTTGGTACGTTCTACGCCACTTCTTATACACGCAAAACGTTGTGCGAGATGCTACGAAACCGCACAAGCTTCACGAATGTATTTCATTAATAAACTTTGATTTGATGAAATTCTTGGATTGTAATTATATCTAATAAAATCTATTAGATTAACTTCTTCAGAAATAGAAATATAATCTTCTAATGAAATAGTTTTTACAAAATCGGGTTTATCCATTCTCATAGTAGAAGAACCATCTTCTTTGTAATGTTTTATTCTACAATCAACATCAACAACTTTTTGAATTTTGTCATTAAAATGACCGCTTTGTAAATCCCAAAAACAACAATCTATATCTATTCCAAACTTATCTTCAAATACTGCAAATTTGTCAATGTTTAATTTTTGATTTTCAGGTAATTCTATTGCTAAAAATTTTTCTAAATTTTCAACAGAAACTGTTTTTACTTTAATGTCTTGAATTTTCATTTTTATATTTTATAAATTAATTTTTAAAAGCACCATCGCACAACAAGTGTTTGTGTCAATAGCTTTGGTTGTTTTTTCCTGCGGAAAAAACTCTGACAACCTCAATCTATTTTTGTACTTGCAATGTTCAGTCTTGAATTTAAGCTACTGAACACAAGCACCAAACGTTATCGGCAAGCGTAAGACGACCACTGCACAGCCATAGCATTTGCAATTCCATCAAACGTTTTGCTTCTTAATTTTGCTATTTCATCTTTTGGTAGCTTCCAAGCATCGGCATACCAAGTAGGCATACTTTTACCACTTGCAAACTCTGTTCTTTTTGGTGGCTCAACAATGTTTGTCGGCTCTAATTTTGGCAACCCTTTAAGCCATAAGCAAGTTTTCTTTTCAAACGGGTCGCCAAATTGATATGGGTTTATAATTTGGTCAGGTTTTCGCCATTCGCTACTCATTATGCCTACTGGGTTTTCAATCGCTATGAAATCGCAATCAGCATCAGCAAACATTTTAAAGAACTTAATTGCAAATTCTCTGTCTTTGTGCCTTTGTATTGCTTGTTCGCCATAGCGTTCAATATTAAACCATCTGTTCCCGGTTACAGTTAAGTAAGTGCAAGGTGGAAACGCTATAATCATATCCCATTTTAATTTCAGCAAATCTGTTACATCGTGCTGTAAATGCCATTCAGGGTGTCCACCACTTTCGGGTAGTAAATCACAGCTAAATGCTTCGTGTCCTAATTTGCGTAATTCCTTTGTAACAGATTGGCTTTCCTCACAAGCAACAAGCACTCGGAGAACGCCAGCCGATAACACGGGTTTGGCAAAATGGCTGTTTAGTTCTTCTATCAACATTTGTTTTTAATTTTAAAGTTTAGTAATTCTATTGAGCATCGGGTTCAGCCACTTCGCCAAGCCCGAAAACGTTAGCGGTAATACTGCGACATCGCTTCGTAGAAAGTTTGTGCCATATTTTCAAACTCTACCAAATCAATGTTTTTGCTTACACACATATCAATTCTATCATCACCTAAAATCATACATTCATACATTATTCCTATTCTGTTTGCGTATGGGTCACGGTCTGCGTACTTTCTAAAATCATAAAACAATATGCCAATTTGGTATATTTTATCTTCGCCATTTTTAAAGATTTTCCAATAACAGAAATCTTCGTTTTTATGATTTTGAACATACCGCCTATATCCTATTTCTTTGAGTTTGGTTTCCGTTTCAAACAACCATTTATCCCAAGAAGTACTACCGCTAACATCCGCTATAAGTAATGGCGGTTGAAGTGTTAAATCAATGTTTGTGCTTTCTATTGTCATTTGTGCTAAACTTAAAGTGAGTAGTCCTAAATCCGCCACTACTCATAGCGGTTTACCGTTAGCACCAATACTACGTCCAAGTTCTAACAATAGTATTCGTTACTAAATCAGATATTTGAAGTTTGTGTACGCTTTTATCGTATAGTCCTTCACATAGCTTTTCTGCTTCTTTCAAAGTTTTTGCACTTTCCACATAATCCCACATATTGAAAAAAAAGCTATCTTGTTTAATGCTTAATTGTATCAAATATCTGTGTCCGTCTTTTATATTTTGTTCTGTTGCCATAATCCGTACTGGTGCTAACAAAGGCTATAAGCAATTGCCTATCAGCATTTGTGGTTAATCGAGCAGTGTTTACAAGGCAACTGCTCATAGCCTCAAACGTTAGCAGTAATTACAGACGAACATCCGATTTATACTGCCAAGTAAATCCTAAGAATGGTTTATCAAACCAAACTATCGGTAACTTATGTAAAGAGTGTATTCCTTCGTTTACACATTTACCTAATTTTCTACCATCGTATGTTTTTTTATGAGTTACTTTATCTACCCAAAAACACTCTTTACCAATGTAACTACTGATAACATCGGTTTGGCAAAATTGCCGTTCTGTACTACTATTTAACATTTTATCTTAATTTAAACATTTGTAATTCTAATGAAGTTTTGTGTTCGGCAACTTCGCCAAGCCGCTTGGACGTTAGGCGCAATTATACGACCTACTCCACGTTTCAACTTTTTGGTCAGGTAGCGCAAGCACATCGTATACTCTTGAACCTACTTTTACTTCAACATTAAAATCTTTAATCCAATCAATAGCAGATTGCGCTATTGCAATTTGCCTTTGAAATTCGTGTTTACTTTTTGACTTCTTCATAGCCATATCAGCTACGGTTGCCAATGTACAATCTGCTAAATACAGAAGTGCTTGCTCTGGTGTTCTTACTAAATGTTTCATCATAATAACTGCGCCCAACATTATATTGGCAAAAGCAGGGCTGATGTGCTTAAACCAACAGAAGTACATTTATTTAACTATAGTGCGAAATTCAGCAGTCGTACTTCAATTCCCTGCCTTCGCCAATATTTTGCCGTTACCTGCAAGGTTTGTTTACAGGATACTCCTTCACTGTAGCATCGTTCCATTCCATAGCTTTTTCATTTTATTTAAGATGTGCTTTAATCTTATCAACAAGTTCTATTCGTTCAACATTAGTAAACGTATTAGCGCCTTGTGAAATGAACATCAAACATTCATTTAATAGATTGTATCGGTCGCCTGAATTGATAAGAACTTTATCAGCTATAAGTTCTATTCTTTTAGCATTTGGATAATCCCTAACCACTTCTTCTAATGATGAACATGCATAATAGAATGATGTAATTGAAGCTGGAAGTGTTACCATAAATAGTTTTTTCATTGTCTTTTATTTTATATTTTCAGTATTCTTACATGCACGATGATGTAAATAATCTTTTATTCCAAATTCTAATGTACCAATATGGCAAACAGCTAAATTACAAATAGGTGATACAATTAAATAATTATGATGTTTAAACTAATCAACAAAATAACAAACGAAGAATATCTTTGTGATAAAGTTACAATAGATGGGTTTGATTACTATA